ATCTCTTCCTGTAGGTATATAATTTAAATCAGTTGTATGTAATAATTCTAATATATCGATGTCTTTATCTCCCATAAGTTCTTGCTTATCAGTATCCCACCACATATTAGTGAATCCTGCTGCTCTTTTTGCTGTTTTATAAGTATCGTAGCTTTTAAATTCTCTTCTCATTCCTTCTTGCATAACAAAAATAGGAAGGCCTTGGGGGACACCTTCTATATATTCTGTGTCAAACCCATGTGTACGTAAAAAGGTACCATTTGTATAAAATATATGTTCTGCTGCTGTTGGGTTTTGTTTTTGGTTGAGTTCGTTTTCTTTTAATTCTAACTCATCTAATAATTGTTCTATTTTAGCATCTCTCCAATCTGTATAATCATTTATATATTCTTTACTTTGGGTTATAAGAGATTCGTGGGATTTTTCTCCTTTTTTAGGAATATCATAAAACAAGTCACGATAAATATCAAAAAATTTTTGTATAGAAACTTTATCTTTAGATTTTATAAGTTCAGAAAAAGAACTATTAACAAAATCCATAGTTTGTTTATTATTATAAGCTTTTTTGTTTAAAGTTATAATAGCTTTTTTATCTTTAATTTTTGATTTTTTAAAAGCTAATTTTATTTTTTCAATTTTTTCTCCTTTTAAAAATGTTTTATTTTTAATTGATTTAGGGAGATTTTCCTTAAATTTAGGTGTCTTTTTAAGACTTATATTTTTTGGTTTAGTAGCCATTATCTAACTACTTTAAAATGATAATCATTGTCATATATAGTAGTACCATCATTATTTTTATGTTTAAATAAAATACGATAATATCTTTCTGGTTGTAAACCTTTCATATATAATTTAAAATACATTCCTTCTGAATCAGCACTTATTTTTGTAAAATCATCATCAAAAGGGATAACTTCTTCTTCGGTGTAAGCATCTCTAATACTATAATAAGAAGATGTTGTAAAATATTCTGCGTTTAAATAATTTGAAGTTGTTGAAAATGATCTGTTTGGGTATTTATCTCTAACATGGATTCTAAGAAGGGCTTCATCATTTTGATTGAATTCTTGTTTATTTTTATATAAAGTTACATTTAAACTCCCACTTTTTTTAGCTGTAGATTGGTAAGTATGTACACTATCATCCCATTTAAAAGTTAATTTTGGAGGATATATTGTATGAGTATCAACTGAGAAATATTGAATTTCTCCAAAACTACTTGATGTATTTACTTCAACCGAATCTGGGTGTTTTATAATAAAACCATTATTACTTACACCTGTTGGGTAAGTGTCATTTGCAAATAAACTTGCAGAATGTTTTTGAACTAAACAAGTTACATCCATGTTAATGTCTAAACTATCATTATTTAAGAATTGTTGAGTTGCATTAAAACAACTACCAGTGTACCAACTTCCCCCACCTAATTTTAATCCTATTCCATTTTCAATAGATCCTGTTGATCCAGCTGCAAAACTTGCTGTTGCCCATTTTGTTTGGGTTGTGTTATTATCTCTATAAACCCAAGTTGCTCCATTTGAACTTGTAGGTAAATTTGAATATCTACCAGATCCCTCATGCCATGATTGAGACACTAGAAAAGTTTGTATATTAAGAATAGATGTTAAATTTTTTGGTTCTGTGGTTGTTAGTTGAAGGGCTGCTTTTGTTGTTCCATCATTAAATTTTAAAGAACCAATAGTGTCTGAAATTACTGATTTAACTTCTTCATTTTTAAATTTAATAAGAATTCTTGATGGATAGTGTCTTGAGTTAGTACTTCCTCTTTCTTTTACAAGTTCTAAGATTTCATCTTTACCTGTGTTCATATAATTTCTACCAGGGTGACTATATAATGTTGTGTCTATTTCTGGAAATATTGAGTAGTATGCCATTTTAATAAGTTGTTACACGTCCTTTAATGTCAGTGTTTGGGGATTTTAATTCAAAAATACTTGGGTCTAATGAAGGATATATAACTCCTCTTTTAGTAGCTCCTTCAAAATCATATTTATATTGTGAGTAACCTGATATTACTCCACTTTTATTTTTAAGTTTTACTTTTTCTACTGTTTGAACTCCTGTTACTCCTGCTATTAAGTTTTCTATTTCGGAAATGATAATAGGTTGATTAACTTGCCATTTATCTATATTAAAATGGTCTTTTATTTCATTAATACAGTTTAAAATTACTTCTTGATTATTATAATTTTTAAAAGTTGTAATTTCAAAATCAAGAGAAAAATTAATTATGAATGCATTTTTTATATTAATAGAATCTGTTAGCATTCTATATTGTTCTAAATAAGTTGAAAGGTTTGTTTTTGTAGCTGTATTTAGGTTTGTTAGATTTTTATTTGCATCATATCCCAAAGTATATAAATTTAAAGCTAATGGGTTAGGAATACGATTTGGTTCTGTTGTTAGAGGAGAAATTTGATCATCTTGTGTTATATAAGCTTTAGCAACTCTTCCTAATTGAGAAGGCATAGATAAAGTTCTAATTAAATAATCATCTTTTGTAACTGTTCTTTGTTGAGAATTAAAATTAGCCATTGCATTTTGTCTAATTTCTTCTGTTGTTTCTCCTGCTCCTCCCCCTCTTGCTGGTTCTACATTATTAACCGCCATTGAACTTTTTACAAATCCTAGCATTCCTGAGTTTAAATTTAATTTATTTGAAGAAATTAAAGTGTCTATTTCTGTGATAGTATCTGCATTAACATTTGCATTTAATCCTCCTCCTACAATATAAGTAACTGTTAGTGTTGTATTTGCCGGTATTTCTCCGTAAGCTTTAGTGTGTAAAAAATTTGAAGGATCATATGCTACATCTAATTTACTTCTCCCATCATTAATTCCTAATCCTATATTATGAGGGTCTGGTATTATACTTGAATCTGATCTATCTGTTGAACCTGGTCCAAATTGGATTTCTAAAGTGTTATTTGTTTTAACACGAGATACAAACCTTTTAGGTACTTTTTTTAGCTTTAAAAGATAAGGTGTTTGTTGATTATAAGCATGTAAATCAGGATCATTTGCTGCGTTATTTGTTATTTGTTCAAAAACAGTATCTTGAGCTAAATAAGGTACTTCTGTCCATATATTTCCATCTAAATCTTCTATTTTTTCAATAGAAATAATATTAGGATTAAATATATTTAAAGTTTTAAAGGGTTCAGCATCACCTATAGTAAAAGTTTGTGTTAATTTTTCTCCTGATATAGCTTTTACTACTTTTTTTAATAAATAATATTCGGGGTTATTTGAACCATCATATTGATAAATACTAACTATTGTGGGGTCAAAAGAAGAAGAAAAACCAAATCTTGCATCATCTGTTGTAGTAAATGTAGGTCCCTCTGTTGAATTAAAAGATGAATTTGCTTCTACATTTAAAGTATAACTATAATCAGGTAAATATTCCCCCCCTATGTTTATAGAAGGAACTAATTGAAATAAATCTAAATCTACTGATGATGCTGCTGTTACTTTAGGTTTATATCCTAAAGCATAAGATAAATTATATAAGTTTTCTTTTTCTTGAGCTAATAATAAAAAAGATTCTCTTAATTGTGTATCTGTATAGTAAGATAAAACATCACCTACATAAGCTGACATTTCTAAAAACATCATTCCTGGGTTACCTTCACTAAAATCATTAAAATTATGAGGAAAATAAACTTCTGCAAATTCCATTAATTGGTTTTTAAAAGAATTATAATCTTTACTTAGATATTTTACATCTTTATCTTGAGTTTTATTTGATGTTTTTGAATATGCCATTAGTTATTAAAATTAAGTTGTATTGCATCTACTTCTTTATTTGATTTAATACTATATATTATTTTTATGAATATTTTATATTCATTATCTGTTGCGTCTACTATAGTGTCTATTAATGATATTTCAGGTATATAATAATTTATTTGATTATTTATATTTTCATTTAGACTATCTTTATTAATATTTGGTTCAAAAAGATAATGTTTTAATCCTACTCCAAAATTAGGTTCATTTACTCTTTCTCCTGGTTGAGTTAATAAAACATTTATTAAATTAGCTTTTATTTGATCTTTAACCGTTTGAGTTCCTGAGAACATATTAGTACCATCCAAAGGAAAAGCAACCCCAATACTAACATTTTTGTTAAGATCTAATGGGTTTATTCTTCTTGTGGAGTTTACTATTGGCATTTATTATCTTCCTTTTTTCTTAGCTATTGCTTTCATTAAACCACTATAATCTTTTGTTACTGCACTTGCCACTGATTCAGGCATACCAGCTGTATCCATTGGTAGAGGAGCTCCTGTTGCAAAAGGTTGAGCCATATTTACCGATCTATTTCCTGATTCTGTATTTGTGTCTCCTTGTGCTGTTTCATTTAATAAATCATTTAAAGAACTATTTTGTGTAAAATTATGATTTACTTGTGGTTTATTAGTTATAGGTTGTGTGCCCATAATTTTTTCTTTTAAAGAATTTTTTGTTGCTTGTGGTGTTGGGTTATTAGGAACTTCAACTAGTCTTTCCTTATGTTCTACAATAGTTGGTTTTAATTCATCACGTAAATCTTCTTTAAGTGTTTTAATTTCCCTACGTAACGAATAATCGATTTCTTCTCTAACTACTTTTCTAATTAGATTTTCAAAAGTTTTTGCTTTCATGTTTGTTTGTGTTTGTTAATAAATATAAACTTTTTTAAGGTATTGGTACTGTTTTAACTTCGTAGCTTGTGCGAAGGTCATCTTCTGTTTGGATTAGTCTTTCTATGATTTTAGTTTTACCATCTACTTTAAGATCCTCTAAAAGATCATTATACATTAATGTCATTTTATCTGATATATTTTTAGAGTCTGTAGCTGTTAATGTCCCCATGGCTGCTTTATCTATTGCTGCTTGAATTTGCTCATCTAATAAATTTGGGTTTATATTACCTTCATTATCTATAGGAGTTTGATCTGCTACATTACATTTTTTAATGTAATCTCTAAATAAAAATATGATAAAAGCTTTTAGTTTTTTTATTAAAGCTATTATTCCTTGAATTACTTTGATTACAACTTCCATAATACTAAATAATTTTTCTATTGCAAGTACAATTGGATTTAAAGCTGCTATTATTGTTACAGCCATTTTTGAATATTCCTTTATTTTACCTAAAATTAATCTTTTTTTCTCCCCCATAGCATCAATAACTTTTCCATTAGCTGCAGGTCCTGAAGAGGCTGCTAGAGCTATTTCTGCTGCTATTACTACTATTAATAAAGCTGGTATTACTTTTTCATTTAAAAAATCTAATATTTTTTCTATTTTAGGGATTATTTTATCTCTTATTTTTTTTAATTTTTGATTTATATTTTTGATTTTTTTTAATCCTTTTTCGGGTATTTTTAATAAATTATCTAAAAGTTTAATGAGTTTTTCATATATTTTTGTCATTTTATCTTGAGCCTTTAAATTACAGGATTCAGATATTAATTTAGATTTTAATTCTTCTTTATTTAGTAATCTTTCTTTTACTTTTTGAATTTGTTTTGTACCCTCATTTCTTAAATCTCCCTTAATTTTATAAAGTTGTTTATCTATTTGAGTATTAATTAAACTTCTTATTTGTGCTGTTGCCATTTTATGCTATTTTTGTTATTTTGCTTTTAAAGTATTGAATATTATTTTTTAAATCTTGTATTTGCATTTTTCTTAAGGATAACATACCTTTATTTGCTGGATTAGGACCTGTTGGGGCTCCTGGGGCTGTTGAAATAAATGCTACTTTTGTTATTAAATCATCTATTAATCCTTCCATCATTTCTAACATATCTGTTAACCATATATCACCTAAATAATCTCCATATACTGCAGGTTCTGTTGGAAAATCTCCTTTATAATCTAACCCTAAATAAATATTAGGTGAGTTAATTACTACTTTACTTGCTTTTTCTCCATCTTTTTTATCACTAGTATCAAAATGAATACTACCATTAGTACTAAATCCTATTGCTTTACTTGAAAATAATAAAATAGAATCATTTTTAGCATTAAATAATAATCTATCTGAATTTATTATTACTTGTTTTCCTTGATATACTCCTGGGGCGTCTGGTTTATAAGTCATTTTACAATGGTTTTAGTTGGATTTTTGCTAATTGGATTAATTCTTCTCTTGATCCAGCTTGGAATTCTTGAGTTAATAATATATTCATATCATCATCTTTAACTGTGATACTTCCTTTAGGGCCCTTTTTTGTATAATAATAACCTCTATTAGGTTCTACTTGATCAGCATTTGGGTGTTTAGATACAGGAGGTACAGCATTTTCTGATTTTTCAGTTAAATATTCAGGGTAAGCTCTTTTTATAAAATGTTGATATCCTGAAGAAGAGACAGTCCCCCCATATCTTTCATGTAAAGAGGAATTTTTAGAAGCTAAAGTTGTTTTTTTTCTATTATTACCACTTTTATAAGATATATGAACCCAAGAACCATTTACTCCTTTACCTTTTTCAGGAAATTCCCAAATCATTTGATCAAAATCCAATCCCTTATCAATAACCCAATTAAATATTTCATGTGATTCAAAAGTATTAATACTTACTAAATCCGAAGCATATCCATACATGTGTTGGCTTTCATCAGAACCTCCTATAT